CTTCTTACAGTTTGAGGCTGACAAGCTATCAGACTACATCGACGAGACAGACTTGCTATCAGATAAGGTCAGGAAGATTATCTATGACCCTAACGATGACAAACTGGGCCGTATCAGAGACTTATACGATGCTGAGATAAACCGATTTGCTAGGTTTGTTGAGGATAATTACAAGTCAAACAAACATGCAAACTTTGTCTTCCATGAAGCGTTGGGAGATAACTAATGAGCGAGCAACAATTTCAAGCAGAAGTAATGGATGAACTTAAACAACAGGAGCACGACATGGAAACAACTAATAGGTTTCAAGAATTATTTGAGAAGAATGTAAACGATAAAACAGAAGCTCGCAATGGCTTAACATACCTTAGCTGGTCATGGGCATGGGCTGAGTTCAAGAAGTTTTATCCTAACGCACATTACGAAGTAGCTAAGACAGCGCAAGGCTTACCATACTTTGAGTCTGATGCTGGCGCTATGGTCTATACCGTAGTAACTGCTGGTGGATGTACGCATGAGATGTGGTTGCCAGTAATGGATGGCGCTAACAAGGCTATGAAGAAAGAAGGCTACACATATAAGACTAAGTTTGGTGAGAAGTCTGTAGAAGCGTTCTCAATGTTTGACATAAATAAAACTATCATGCGCTGCTTAACAAAAAACCTAGCGATGTTTGGGCTTGGTCTATACATCTACAGTGGCGATGACCTACCAACAATTGAGTTTGATACTACGCCATTAACCGATAAGATTAAAACAGCTACAACTATGGCTCAACTGCAAGAGTTTTTTACAGAATCACTATCAGCATGTGGCCAACATAAAGATGCGCAGGCTGTTGTAATTGCAACCAAAGATAGCATGAAATCTAAATTGGGGAGCAAATAACATGACGCAGATTGAACGCTTGGAAAGTTTCTTGGATGCTCATCCGTCTATTACACCACTAGAAGCATGGAATCTACTTGGCATATACAGACTATCTGCAGCCATTCATACGCTAAAGAAAAGGGGTCGCAAAATTGAGACTGAACTTATTAATGTTTCTAACCAGTTTGGCGAATCGTGCAGAGTCGCTCAATACAAAGTCGGTGGATAACATGATTATTAATTCACTATACGGCTTAACACCGCCTAATCCACTACAAGCAGAGGTGCTTTCTAAGAAGGTTGCTGCTTGCAAAGAAGCGATGGGCGATAAATGGATACTTGCAATACATGTATCACGAAAGGATAAAAAATGACTGAGATAATTCAAGGAACTGAAGAATGGCATGCACTTCGTCTTGGTAAAATAACAGCCAGTCGCATTGCAGATGTCATGGCAACGATTAAAACTGGTGAGGCAGCTAGTCGTGCAGACTACAGGATGCAGCTCGTCTGTGAGCGTTTAAACAACAAGCGTGAAGAAGGCTACACCAATCAATACATGGCCAACGGTATCGAGTTAGAACCATTTGCTCGTGCATGGTATGAGGTAGAGCGCAATGTGTTTGTTAGGCAAGAAGCGTTTATGCAACATCCAACGTTGCCGTTCTGTGGGGCTAGTCCTGATGGCGTAGTAGAAGACGATGACGAGCTAGGGTTGATTGAAATCAAATGCCCAAAAGCTACGACACACGCAAAGACAATGCTAGAAGACAGAGCGCCAACAAAATACATACCGCAGATGCAGTTTCAAATGGCATGCAGTGGGGCTAAGTGGGTAGACTTTGTATCATACTGCCCGGAGTTCCCACTGGATTTACAATTGTTTATCAAACGCGTTTACCGGGATGATGAATATATTAAAGAGGTTGAAAGCAAGGCGGTAGAGTTCAACGGCGAAGTAGAAACAACAATTCAACGATTAAAAGGAAAATAATCATGGCAGTTAAATACAACTTAGTAGCAAAGAATGGTGAGTACGAGGATAAGAACGGTGAGAAAAAAACTCGCTGGACAAAAGTAGGCGTTGTAATGGAGACCAAGACTGGTGGCCTAGCAGCAAAGATTGAAATGTTCCCTGTTGGTTGGGATGGCTGGTGTCAATTGGCTGAACCAGAGCAAGTAGTATCAATCGCTAAAGAAGGTGCTAAAGCTAACGGCTATCAGAAGCAAGCCATTGAGGAAATAGCATCAGATATACCGTTCTAGCATATACCGTTTTAACAATTAAATAATGGGGAAAAGTATATACAAAGTATATATACCTAGTACCCAACCACTACGGAGAACACGATGAGACCAGTAATTGAGAAGCACCTAAAGATTGAAGCAAGATATAAACTAATCATGGATTCTATTGGCAATGAATGTGTGACAGCCAAAGAGATAATGAAACGTTCTGGTCTAACAAGGGATGCGGTGTATTACATACTAGCCCATCTATCACAGCAAAATCACTTGGTTATTACACGCAAGATAACTAAGAAAGGTCAAGGGATGCTGAACTACTACGCATTTTCAGGGCTAGAGTTTGTTCCTAATACAGTCGAGCAACTTGAGAAGTTATACCCGCCGGGTTACTTTTCTAAGTTACGCAATGACCAACGACCTGCACAGCCACTCAATGAGAAAGGCCCATACGACGACATGATTGCTGCCAATCCAAACTTGAGAAAGATTAGCGCCATGTTTGAGACAAGGCCAGAGTTGTTTAAACAAGAGAAACGTAAGACAGAACACCGTGGCATACCTAGCACATTTGGTATGTATAACTCAGTTCCATCAGGATTAATATAATTATGAGCGCACTAGACACGCAAGAAGGTGGCAGTCACTACAAGGATATGGCAATACAGCCAGTGACATTCATCGTTAAGAATAATATACCGTTCCTAGAAGGCAACGTGATTAAGTATGTGTGCCGACACGCTAACAAGAATGGTGTGCAGGACATTGACAAGGCAATACATTACTTGCAACTTATAAAAGAATTGCACTATCATGGTGAATGATGTTACGCAAGGATGGAAGAAACACGACGGCTCACATGAATGTTACGAGCTGCCTAACAGCTTGATTGAAGTTGAAACTTACAGCTCACAGGGGAATTATGTTGTTAAGGCAAGCCAGCTTAATTGGCAGTATGTTAAATTTTATAGAGTAGTAGAACAGGAGAATAAAGATGCCGTGTAATCAAAACTATAATCAAGGGCGTAACTGCGACTGCAAAAAAGACGCAAGCATAGATAGAGCCACAGTAGTTGTAGCAACATTACTACTTATTTGCATTGTTTCCATGTGTTTTGGGTTTTATAAACTAATCAATGGAAACGCAGGGCAAGACTGCGCTGTAGAGGTTCAGTTCCATGACAGCAAAGCTACCTACATAGGGAAGACTGTATGACCAAAGCTGAGATGGATGAGCTACGTTTTTTATTGATACTTAGCAAAATGAAATCTAACGCAGAGAAGCTGGCGGGTAAGTAACCATGCTGGAAACCGTTGGTGTGATTGGGTTTGATGCACATTGCATGAGCATTGTTAGCGGATTTTTTGGCGGATGTACACATGGTTAGTTTAGTATTGAACTAAAAACTGTTACTTATCCGCAACATAACTAACAGATTGTAAACTATAGGATACGGATATGATTAATTTATTATTAGTATTGTCATTGATGAATGGCACAGACATATACGAACCAGTTAAAATGCCAGATGGGAAAATACTTAAATGTATAACAACTGATGTTGGGACTTTTTGTTACTAGGATTTGACATGTATACACTTGAATACATATTGTGTTACAAGGAAGCGTTTGCTTTAGGAATGGCAACTGGATTAGTAGTCGCCATTCTGTATAACAGAATTATTTATTCATTACATACATAGTTACTTCAAACCCAATGCGATGTTCTGTAGCTGCTGGTGTAGTCCACATGATAGTTGTCCTTAATCTGTACAAAGCAAGATTGCTTGCATGTAATAATCTGCTTAATATTAAAGACAAACAATAGAGAAAACCATGAATTTGTAGGAGAGATAATGGTAACAACAACGAACGAACATACTGGTGATGCAATACTATCACGCAAGAATAGCAAGGAATACGAAGATAACTACGATTTGATATGGGGTAAGAAAAAGAAAGACCCTATCTGTGATGTGTGTGGCAAGAACCTAGCATCAACTAAAGAGTGTGGTTGGACTGGATGCCCATTGAACTGGGATGAAAGCCATATAGATATTAATGGCGGTGAGTTACCTTAGCTGGCGTATCTTTCGCACTCAACCCACATAGATAAGTCTTCACCATTAATCTTAATCATCCCGGTGCTGGTGTGTATGTAAACAGTTTGCTCATCAGCATCGACTTCTATTTCCTCTAGCTCTGAGCCAAGCAGTCTATTGCAAACGTCAACAATTGATTCATCATCTTGTGCGTAGGCCATCAGTAGCTATACCTTTCTTTAAGGAACTTAATTGATACTGCCATCTCGTCAAACGCCCCATCTTTAACGTCATGTAATACATAGAAGCCACGGTAGTGTAAGTTCCCTTGTGGGCCAAGGTAGTCTTCATCATGCTCGTAGCAGGAGCCACATATTATCGAGGTCATCTCAGTTCCGTCGCCTCGTTTGCCGTAAGCAATCTGTCTCCCTTGCTGATGGCCAGCAAAGCAACTCATGTGCTTCTTCGTAAGCAGAGCTTGAGCAGATGTGATAGGCCTGCCCATAACGCCAGAAGTAAAGTAGTGACTATAAGCAACACCATCAATAACGACGACATCGAGAAATGGTACAACTTCCCAGTCTTGATACGGTAGGTCATCTGTTGACATCAATCCTTCAAGTTTACTATCCTCATTGATAGCTCTGTTAATTCTATTTTCGTGATTGCCTAGAGTGAGAACCATCCTAGGTTTATATTGCTTGTGCTTGTTGTGCTTTGCTGTCTTATTGTAGCGAAACAATGGGGTAAGAAGGGCATCCATTGCGTCTCTAGCGGCAAATAAATCCTTGGTGTACCTACGCCCCTCAAACGACTTCATTCCCCTGTCATAGGTGCTTAAACTTTCCATGTCTGCAAAGTCTCCAATGCACACTATAACGTCCGGCTGCTTTTCTACAATAAAATTTCCAAGACACTTCAGGAAAGTAAAGTCATTTCCATCCTTGGCTTGCACATCAGGTAACACCAAATGCACGGTCATTTGTATGTTTCCAATACCCATTTAGCAAACAAAAGTAATTCGTCTTTGCTTGCTGTAAATTTCATAGAGTTTGCTTTATGACTTATCACTTGAACATTCCCTTTAATATATCCTTTTGACTGGTCAATCCTATCAAGAGAATAACTATTATCTTTTCCGCCTGCGCCACTTCCATTATTCATTTCTAATTTAACGCCTAGAATAGGGCATACTTCTGGAACAGTAACATCTTCTTTTAGAATAGAAAATTCTACATTACGTTTCTTTGCTCTTTGTTTTGCTATTGAACATAGCCTTGATGCAACATTTCTTTTTTGCCAGTCTGAAGAATAGGTTGGATTTTTATCCCACCAAAGTTTCTTTCTTTGTCTATTTCTTTCTACTTCATCCAGATGGACTGTCATTTTCGTAAGGTTAGATACATGCGCTCACCAATGACGAATGACATACACGCGCCTGATAAGTCAAGCATAATAAGAGTAATGGCTTCTGGGACAGTAGGAGTAAACACAGCGCCAATGGTAGCCAACCAAATAACAATGATGGCTATGTATCTGAAAGCAGAGCGTAGGTTAGTAACCCATTTGTCAGGCTCACCTACTGGCTTGTCTATCTCTGCCAGTGCTTGCAGTCTACCTGTCTCTGCTTGCATGAGTTGAATACGCTCTGTTACATTCTGAGGTGTGCCACCTGCGCCACCAGTAAACTTAGCAAAGATACCACGGACACCATCTGTTAATGCTGGTATTAGTGCTGGAAATAATACTGACCACATTATACAATCCCCTTTACATACTTGCCTTTAGACTTCAGTGTGAGAATGTTACCACGCATACGAGGGTCGAATGAGATGTGAACCCAAGTCTTTTCATAAATTAATTGGTCAAACTTTAGACTACTCTTAGAGAGTATGTTGGCTATAGTGAGTGGGGTGTGACCATAGGCTGTAAAGTCAACAGCATAACCATAGGTGTGTGACGAGTTACCAGTGCCACCTACCGCACGGTTTACATCAGGACTACGGTAGCCACTATTGATAGTAATAGCTACATTGCCTAGTATCTCTCTTACTTTCTCCATATAGAAAGCAGTAGTGCGTAAGACTTCTATTACTTCTTTAGATGGTGTGTTATCTATTTTAGTCTTAGTGACTGTTAGTTCAGCAAGAGAGAAGTGGGGTGTTAGTTGCATTAGTGTCCTACAATGTACCTAGAGATGTAAGATATAACAGCACCTACTAGAGAAGCTATCATCATGCCAGCCCAAAAGCCACCACGACCTTTGTTAGCTAAGGCAAGCAACTCATCAAGCGCACTCTCCATCTTGTCTATCTTCTTTTCAAGCATTTCTACTTTAGCGATGAGTTTGCCATATTCAACTGAGTCTAGGATTTCGGACATTTATTATTCTCTTATATTAAAATAGTGAAACAAGTGAATAGCCTAAAGCCCCACCTGCTATTGTTACAAGTAAATCCCATACATCAGGTGTGTGTATATCTTTATTTAAATCGTCATATAGTTCTTTTGCTGTAGCAGCCATAGATACTAAGACGACAGAATACCAGCCTATGAACGGTGTCAATACAGCAGCAATGATAAGGCCACAAATAAAGTGCGCTTGTAAATCGGCACGTACCGGAATACGTGGGCTAGACAGTTTGGCGAACAGTAAGAATAGTTTTTCCATTACGGTATATTTCCCATGCTTGTAAATGTAGGGTCTGTACATGTCACTGTAACGCCAGTTTGCGCTGAGTTAGATACAGCATCTAAGTATAAGAATTGAACACCAACATTATGTCTGGTTACAGCTTCTACTCTAAATGGGCCAGTAGAGGCAAACCCTGCTGAAACACTTACAAGTTGACCTACTTGGAATGGATATCCTGATGCTACAAATTTAACTACATTACTAGACCCATCCGTTGTACCGCCTGTTCCGCTAACTGTACCTGCACAAGTAACCGCTATCCCTGTTGTAGCACCTGTAGAGTTGGTATCTAAAGTAAGCCATGCTGTTACGTCTGATATTTGTCGAATTGAAATAATTTCATACGGCCCTGTTGTAGGAAATCCAGCAGACACGTTTACTTTAGTGCCAACAATGAACGGCACGTTAGGCGAATGCACTACAGCTTTTATAATAGGCTCTACAGCAGAAGTAAGTCCGCCTGTGCCTGAAGGATAAGGTGTTACAAAAGTACCAGTTGCAGAACAACGCCATCCATTAGGTTTACTTGCTCCTGCGGCTACATCTGTACTCCATATAACGTCACCTTTAGCCCATGCTTTATTTAGGTTTGAGCTAGTAGGAATAGATGCAGCAAAATAAACGCCGATATAGCCTTGCTTATATACGCCTTGTCCTGATATGTAGCCATTAGTACCAAGCGCAGCAATACGGTTTTGCCACGGTTGGCTAACTGCATCTGTTGTTCTAACTGTAAGGGCTGTTTGACCATTGTTATACTGTTCAGCAATAACTTTATACATGGTATTAGCTAAAGGCGTACCTGCGTTAGCGCAACCTATAAACTGATGTGTACCTGCTGGTGGTTGTGCGCCCGCTGTTGCTGCACCGCTATTATCAACAATGTTATATATTTCTCGGCAACCTACCCATGTAGTTGCTTGAGAACCTAGCCCAAATTCGATGTCGGTAGTATTAGCTTCAAAACGCATAGCATTAAAAGTCATACGACCTGTATTAACGCCGAATTTAACTGCTGTTGCACAACCTTCTAAATTCCCGCCTAGCCATACTGATTCACTACCGTTATACAATGAATGAACATCAATACCAATACTTGTAGTATCGCCGTACTGCACATCACCTGCCGCAGTACAATTTATATAAGTATTGGTTGTTGTTTGACTAGCACCTGATGCGTCTAATTTCCACCCAATATGGATGTGAGATAAAATAACATTAGAGAACGTATTAAAAAAGCCTGATGAACCGCTTGTATCAATATACATCCCAATATTAGTGCGGGGGTAAGTAATAGGCGTTGACGGGATATAACCTTGTAAATTTATGTTAGACACATCTGCACCACAAGTAGAACTATACCAAATACCATGTGTATCAGGGCCTGATAACAGTATTTCAAAATCTCTAAATGTAATACCATAAGTTAATGCAGGGCCAGTACCAGCTTTAATTACATAACCTGCTGTTGCTTTAGTAAATACAGTGGCTCTAGCACCATCACCCACAATACCGCATGACGCTAATACGTTTAATGTAGCTGTTGTTTTATATGTGCCTGATGGTAGATATAAGACACCACCACCTAAAGCAGATACCGCATCTAAGCCAGCCTGTAAACTTGTAGTTACATCTACTAAAGCCGTTCCAGCTTTAACGTCAGCAATTTCAGCATCCGTCATAAAGTCAAACGCACTAATTGTTTGCGATAACTTTTGACTGATAGGCTGATTTTTTGCGCCCGTAGATGATTGTTTAAATTTAGGTATTAAGGTTGTCATTTTGTGCTTCCTTATAAGCTGATATTATTTCAGGTGTCCATGCTACGTTAGCAATCGCCACTACGTTAGCTGGCACACCTGTTAAGTCGCTCGCTGGGGCTAGGCTAGAACGGTGATAGGTTTGTGCTATCTGCTCACCATCTTTAACAATACGAGTAGCTTCACGGTATAAAACAATACCGTTCTCGCAAATAGTAATTTGGTCTATTACTTTTGTTTCTGTTAATGCCATTTGTGTTTCTCCTTTGTGTCCGACTACACTAATATGGTGTAGTTAATTTTTAAGCAGTTGCCCAATAGCTAAGTGTAAACGTGCAAAACACTACAGGCATTGTTCCATTATATTTAAACCCATATATAGATGACGCATTTAGATAACAAGAATATTGTTCGCCAGTTGATATATATATGCCTGTACCAGCCACAAATGCTAAAGTTGTATCTTGAGCAAAAGGTAAATTGGATATAATAATATACCCCGCCCCCGTTCCTGTGGCTATATTAAAGTACATTTGCAATGTAACCAATTTGCCTATTTTTGTATAAGTACCTAATTTTGTTGTTACCGCCCCTAAAGTGCCTGTAGCCGCTGCCACCGTTGGTGTCCAAGTACCTTCTTCATAATCATCTAGCGTATTAGCATTTGTACTGGCTGATTGTGTGGCAGGGAATGTGATGCCTGCGCCTGATGCTGATGGTGTTGCGTTGCCTACACCAATGGTAGTTGTCGCAGTTGGCGTAACTAATGTAGGTGATGTATCTACTACAAACTTAGACCCTGTACCTGTTTGGCTTGCTATGCTAGTGGCATTACCTACTGATGTGATTGGGCCAGTTAGGTTAGCATTAGTAGCGTCATTTCCATTAAGTTTTTGAATGGCTTGTAAAATTGTATCCGTTGCTGCTACTGTCCCTGCTCCTGATGTGTAACCAGTTATTACTTTACTGATTACTGCTGAGTTTGTTAATGTAGCTGCATTGCCTACCGAGGTTACTTCACCTGTTAGGTTGGCATTAGTTGTAACATTACCTGCCGTTAGTCCTGCGGCCGTACCTGTCAGATTAGTTGCTGTACCGCTTGATGGTGTACCTAAAGCACCGCCAGTAGCGTATTTATTATTAAAGGTAACAAAGTCAGTAGCTTTAAGATAGCCATCTACTACAGCCGTTGCCTGTGGAATAGAAATAACTGGGCTAGTTCCACCTGTTGAAGCAATAGGTGCTGTTGCGGCTACTCCAGTTACAGCCCCACCACCCGGGGCTTGATAGGCAGTAGTTAAGCACTCAACCGTATCTCCTACGCTAAGTCCCGTTAGGAATGTAATGCTTGATGAAGATGTTTCATTGTAGTTGACTGAAGATATTTGCTTGCTACCATTAACGTACACTAATAAACTATTAGTACCAGTTGTATAGTTTAAGCCAGTAATTACTGTTTGACCTGCCGTTGCAGTAGTTCTGATTGAAGATATATTAACAGTCGATAAAGAATAAGCATCAAGCCATACAGAACCGCTCCAAACTTTCATTGCGTTGCTAACAGAGTTAAAATATAAAGCCCCTGTTAATAAAGCGTTTCCATCATTATCCAATGTTGGGTTAGCTGCTTTTGAACCAAGGTACCTATCATCAAAAGAATCGTATGATGCAGCAGCAGAAGTTGCACTGGCAGAAGCGGCAGTAGCAGAGTTGGCAGCGTTAGTTGCCTGTGTAGGCGCAGCAATAATTGCAGCAATGTTAGTAGCCGCAGTATTAACAGATGCTATGTTAGTTGCAACAGTGGTTATGTTTGCAGAATTAGCAGCAACAGTAGTTACATCAGTAACCGTATTAACTACTTCTGGATTACCAGTAGACGCATTAAATGATAGATACTTGCCAGCACGGTCAGTATTCTTTGGCAACGTCATGTTAATGCTAGTAGGGTCTGTAACAGGCGCTTTAATAGAACGCTCTGCTGTCTCAGCAACTTGTTGAACTAGGATTGTCTGTGAATCCATTTCATCGTTCAATGTGTTAGCAAAGAAGTCACCACCAGTAGTAAAGTCGGTAGTCCTTTGTATTGCTCGCGCACCAACAATGGTAATGCGGTCAGCACCAGTAGCGGCAACGACTAGAGTAATAGAGCCAGTCCCCAAAGTTGGACTAATTGTAACTGTATAGTTTGTTGTCAACGTCAACAACACATCATTCTTATATACATTAAGGTCAGTGTTAGCCAACACTTCAAAGTTAAACGCATACGGCCCAACACCTGCTGAGCCTGTGTAAACTATGCGTCTTGCTACGTTACTAATTGGATAATCTGCCATGCTATTTAGCCCCTTGTCCTACGTCTCTAATTATGTCGGCTCGCTCTTTAATTCTTGCCTGTATATCTTCAGAATATTGCGAGTTAGTATATAACATTTTTCTTGCTTTAGAAAATGTTTCTTGAATATAATCGTTTATCATTGATTGTTGTCTGTATAATGGCAGGTCTTTAATTTCTTCAGCATAGCCAACAAGGTTATCTTGTAAGTTCAAACCTGCTGGGTCATTAGCAATTAAAAGCATTTCATTATATTCATTTGGGTTTAAATCAACAGTAACACTTAAACCCCTTTCTTCTTCATGCGTTAAGTTTCTTGATGGCATTTTTACTTTAGCGCCAGTTTGAATGATTACTTGGTCAGACTCGCGTTGCTTACCTTCTTTCATTCTTATTGGTGCCCAAGCATACTCATACTCAGTAGGCTCGCCCCATAAGTTAAGTTTTAACGGTAATGTATCGCTTAAGCCGGGAGTTGTATTTAATACATCATTAATTCCTTGTCTAATACCAGTAGGCAAACTGCTTTCTGCATTAGGGTCAATTTTGTATTCGCGTTGATATGGGTCAACTTTCTCACGAACAGAAGTAACTAAACCGCTTAACGGTATAACCGTTCTACCAGCAAAGTTTACTAATGACTGACCAAGCGTATCCATTAGCTTAACAGCATCATCTTGGTTGGAGCGATAAGACATTCCAAGCGCAGATGATATATTGCTCAATCCTTGTAGGAATGGACTTTGCATCATGTAGTCATAGAACCCATAAGCAAGGCCAGCTCTCATTGCGTTGATTTTGCTATTATCATTTTCATACTTAACGTATTCGTGATAGTTTGCAGACATAGCCATAAATGCACCAAGAGGCTCCATGCCTTGATATGACACATAAACCTTACCAGCATAATCCCCACTACCATAACGAACGTCTACAGGCAATTTAGCAAACTCACCTTTTTGCGCTTCAGTCATGTCTGAGAAATCAAACACCAAACTGTAAGGTTGCCATCCTTGACGCATTAAAGCATCACGCTGACCTTTGTCTGCTGGGCCTGCACCAGTTAGCTTTCCTTCTTCAGCATAACCAGCCATCATCATTCCAGCACTAGTTCCCATGCCTATTTTAGCCAAAGCCATATCGCCATCTTTGCCACCTTTAGCAATGTCAGCTCTAATCTTTTTACTCAATCCTGCTAATGGAGTGCGCTCCAATACTTGCAAGTTTAAGTTTACTGGAGTGGTAACAAATGGAATTTGCAATCTAGCCAAGAATCCCATAGCAGAGTCATCACTAATTAATTCTTGAGCTTTTTTAGCCCAACCCTCTAACGGCTTAGTGAATGTAGCCTCTTGCGCTAAAACACTTAACTCATCAGGTGGATTGTCATATACATTTTGCACTGCTTTATCGTATAGGCTTTCAGCATCAGCAGACTTAGAGCCAGCTTTAATAGCATCGTCATAGGCTTTAATGCCATTACGAGTTGCCATTGCTTCCATTTCAAAGCGATAGTTCACGCCTTTAAAGAATTCATCGGCAGTCAATAAAGAGCGACCCGGCAATGTTGCTACAAAGTTTACGCCTTTTAAGAAGCCTGCTAGTGGGCTATCAGCGTTGTAGTCAAATATCTCAGTCCTAGCTTTAGCTATACCAATCTTGTTGGCATCATCAAGAGTAGATGAGTAACCTTCTCTGGCTGCAAACTTAGCCATGTTAAAGCCATCTTTAATTGCTTGGTTAGTTGCTGACAAACTAGAGAACACTTCTGAAAAGTAATACTGTTCATCAGCGCCAAGTCCAGCAGCTTTCCTGCCAGCGCCTATACCAGCAGCAGCAGCTTTTTCAGCCATTCGTATTGGCATCATAATTGTGTTGCTTATGGCGTTCTTAACATGCGTTGCTGGGCGTGATAAGATGTTATTAACAAACACAGAGAACGCTTTGTCTTTCCATCCACCAATAGCAGTAGCATCAATTAACTTAGCGCGTTTAGCAGCATCAGCTTCACTCAAGAACGCATCAGCAAATTTACGCAAATCAGAGCTAGACATTAATCCACTTGTAGCTTCTTCAAGATTGATAAAGCCTTCACGAGGAATACGCATTACTGCAAGAGATTGCGCTACGTTTGTTTGATAGCCTTTTACACTACGTTGAATTAAGCTATGAAATGAAATAGTTTGCATTGCCTCTAGCTCATCAGCAGGAGTTATGCTTTCAGGGTTATCTTTAAATCGTCTCATCAAATCTTGCAAATGTATTGCACTAGACTTCTGAGCTTCTAAAGCCATGTAAGTGTTTTTAGGATTGACAGTTAGCGTACCTTCTGTCAACTTGCTAATAAACGTATCATCCATGCCTGCTGATTTAGCAGATGCAACAACATCATCAAACGTAATGTTTTCTGTTTTAATATTGCTTGCTTCAGAAATAGATTTAACAACTGATTGCAAGTCTACATCTTGAGATAATACTGGCAGATTAAATGGTTGCTTAACTGTACTCAACTCATCTTTAGCTTGAGCTAATTCTTCTTTAGCACTTGGTACACCATTAGCCGCATCTTCTTCTAGCTTCTGCACATTGGCATTTTGCTTTTCAAGAACTGGAGTAGTTGAATCAATAGTTTCCTGTAATTGTTCTACAGTTACCTGTGGCTCCTCATTAATCTTTTGCTGTATCTTGCCAGCTTTAGTAGCTTCAGTCTTAGTGCCAAGACCAGACTTCTCTGCGCCAATAGCCATTTCTTTAACTTGCTCACCAGCAGGCTTAATCTTTTCAATAATAACCGTTGGCTTAACTTCACGCTCAAGTGTTTTCTTTATAGCTCCACTTGTAGCTTTTTCTATTATCTTCTTACCAATAGCACCAACACCAGCTACCATTTCTGTTTCGCCAGTAAATACTGAATCAGCTTCAGATAATGGCAACGACTCATCAATAGCTGGAATGTCGCCAGTTAATTGGTCAATCTTAGAATTAATGTTTTGATTAATCATTCTTTAGCCTTTTGTTTTGACGCCTCTGATGCCGATATTGTAGCAGTTCCAGTTGCCAGTTTAGCTTTATTTTTCATTGACGTTTTAGCTACTTTGGTTACGCCTTTTTC